TGATTGAAATCAACGTAACTAAATTTATCAAATTCTCCAGCGAATAACTATCTTATCAGATGTGACTTGCACCTTGTCAATAAGCTCTTTGACAATAATTTTCTGGTCTTCGTATGACATATCAAGCACACTACTAGCATCTAGTAGCTTCTCTATCTTTTGCCTTTTGCCCTCTTGCTTATCAGTCGAGGCTTTTTTTATTTCTTCTTCCAGCGTGGCCCTTTGCTTGATGAAATATTCAGACTTACTTCTCAATTCGTCAAGCGTGATGCGGTCATCTAAATACAAGTCATTCAGTTTGCTCAATTTGAGCGATAGGCTATCTATCTGTTTCTGTATGGCTTGCTTGTCAATGACTGGGCTTGCACTATCAAAAAATATCTCTTGTATCTTCTTTGGGTCGTTCTGTAGCATAGCTATGCGAGTTAGTACATAATGCTCTAGTATATCCATGTTATAGTAGCCAGAGTCACACTTTTTATTATCGTTATAAACCGTTACACCTTTTGTAGATCGTGGATGTCTCTGGTAGCATTCATACCGCTTGGTGCGTGTACCGTCTTTCCTCTTTTGGCCTAGTACCACTTTTAGCGGTGCGTGGCAGTAACCACATTGAGCCATTCCAGAAAGCATATACTTAGCTTGGAATGGTCGAGGGTTTAGCAAATCTTTGGCAGTTTGTTGTCTTCTATCCAGCTCTCTTTGCGTCTGTTCAAAATCTTCTAGCGAGATTATGGCCTTGTGTGTGCCTTGGAATGTTTGACCTTTGTATTGATTGAGGCCACAATATACTGGATTTGCTAGTATTCCTCTAATTGTGCGATAGCTCCAAGCTGGCTTTTTCGGGTAGTCAGCATTCATTTTATCTCTTAACTTAGTTATTGACATACCAGCTAAGTATGAAGTAAATATCTCTTTGACTGCTAGGGCCTCATACTCATTGACGGTCATTGATCCAGTCTCTTTGTTGTAGTTGTACCCGTAGGACGTTCTGCCCCACATCATAGACTTCCCAGACTTAGCCCGTCCTAGCTTACCTAGTTGCATACGCTCTTTTATCTGTTCCCTCTCAAGCTGAGCGAATACGCTCAAAAGCCCTATCATTGCCTTACCAAAAGGGGTAGAGGTGTCAAAATTCTCTTGCAGGCTCAAAAACTCTATTCCATTCTTGATGAAAACATCCTCGATCAAGAAAAGCGTATCTTTCTGACTACGGCTGAGACGGTCCAGCTTATAGACTAGTACCGTATCAAACAGCTTGCTCTGGGCATCTTTTATCAATTGCTCGAGTGCTGGGCGCTCGGTTGTTGATCCAGAAAAACCACCATCGGTATATACCTTGTAAACGTGCCAGTCCTTAATATCGCAGTAGCTTTCTAATTTTGCCTTTTGCTCTTCTATCGAGTACCCTTCTTCTAACTGAGAAGTAGTTGACACGCGC